GTTTTCATCAACCCAACCGGTATTACATTTTATTGATTGTTTACCTTGATGATTAAAACGCTTTCTTTGCCCTTGTAAGACATTATAATCTATGCTTGAAGGTAACATATTAAATTCTTTAAATTCTGTTTCTATTGCTTCCGTAGACGCTTTAAAAAACGTTAAGAATTGCCAACCACCAAAACGATTTACAAACGTACAAGTTATTGGTGTATATTTAGGTTCACAAACTTCAATTGAATTGTATTCAAAGTAATCGTCACCGTTTAAATCTTCAGTTAAAGGTATTTTATACATAGTAGCATTAGCAACTGTTAAAGTACCATAATCTATTACTTCATAAGTTCCCGAATCATAAAACACATTTACGTATGGTATAACTGCTGCTGATTTTTGAAACGTTATATTGCCATTAGCTAAAGGTACTACTACATTAGTATTATTATAATTATAACCTATTGAGTAATTAGTATAACCATTTAAACAAACAAATGTTTCATCGTTAATTTCTACATCGTCTGAATAAGAAACTACTTGCATATAACACCAAGTATTTACATTTTCTTCAGTAGGCACACTAACAACTACAGGTGAAATTGGTTTAATAAATTCACTTGCATAGTTTGCTACATTCCAAGCTAATTTGTTTTGGTTTGCACTTGGTACATTTTTAGTCAAAGTATAATTTGGAGTAGCAGGTACACTGTCCCCTTTATTCCAAATAAATATTTCAAGTTTTCCTGTTAATTGTGCAGGCTCATCTACTTCGATAAAGTACGGGCTTCTGATAAATATTTTCTTCATTATTTTGTAATTGTATATTTTAAAAATTGTTCTACGTCTAAACCATATGCTTCAACTAATTCATCAGGTAAACGTTCAAATGCTTTTTCAAATGGTTTGGTAAAAAATAAACTTGGCTTAATTCCGTTTTTAAATATTCCACGTGTAATTAAAAATGCAGTAGACTTATAAGACATAAACTTTCCATTTTCTTTATTCTTAAATTGAAATCTACGTTTTGTAACCCATTCAGTTATTGGTTTTATAGGTGGTCGTTTGCTTTTGTAACTAAATGGAGTATTAAACTTTCTTTTTGTTCCGCTAACACCTTGGTCTTGAAACGCACCATAATCTTCCATTAAAAAAGCTAATCTAAAACTATTAGCACCCACTTCAATATCAGCATCTAAACTATTGTATAGTTTCTTATTTACGTTCTTATTGCTTTTAGTTAAATTACTTCTACTCTGCTGAATTACATATTTAGCAAAGTCGTTTAAATACTTATATGTTTGTTGTTTATCTTGCATTTAACAAATAGTAATATCATTTCTTACTAATACATCAAACGTAACTGCCCAACCCGCTAAATCGTTTTCAAATCGTTCAGTAAATGGTTCAAACGTAGGGCTACCTGTTAACTCCCAAAAGTCACTACGCAAATCACCACGATTCAATCTATTTAAAACTCGTGTACCTACTAACATTTGAGTATTCCAAATATCAACCTTATTATCTACTTCTTCTTTTTGGTCGATAATATCCATTAACAACATTGTAATATTAAACGATAACACATTGCCTTGATGCGTTGCTTGATTAATAATAATGTGACTCAAAGGAAACATTGTTTGTTTGTTTAAATCAACTGCAAATATATCTCCTTCGGTAACTGTGTTTACAAAAGGTTCTTCTAATAAAGCTTCTTTGATTTCTCTAATAATTCTATACACCATTTTTTCTTATATTTTTAATTTCTATTTCTGTTTTTTCCTTTTCAAACATTAACCAAGTCATTAATGCTGTGATTGGTAATTTGGTAACTGAATTGAATCGGAGAATATCCCCTTGAGCTGCTGCGTAAATTGATTGATACCAACCCCATTTTTTGCCAAAACCTGCTTCGCTTGTTCCGACTGTTCCACTTCGTTCTGTATATAATGGCTCAAAGCGTTCCCGCAATCGTTGAGCAAAGTCCAAAAAAAAACCATAGCACCTAATGCAATATCCAAAGGCATATATTTCATCACTTCTGCATATTGGTAGCTTGATTCGTATTCTTCAATAGTGTATAAATCTTTTATTTTAGATTTAATCGGTCTGAATAAAACAGCCATAGCTTTATGAAGCGTTTCAACCCCACCTAAATAGTTTTCTAAATCTATAAATTCACCTGCAGTAATATCTTCTAATTTAGGAATAAAACCAAATTCAACTCCTGATAATTTAAAAGTATTTTTTAATGGTGTTCTTTGTTGTAGTATTGTATTAAGGTGTTCTAATATTTCGTTAACATCAGTTACTTTAATTTTAGCAATATCTTTTAAGTCTATTCCACAAAATATTTCGATAGTTTTCTGATTAACAAAATCACTTGCATCGTTATCTTTTATAAGTTTGTCAAACTTTTGATATTGATATAAAGTTATTTCGTTTAAAGAATCAGGAATATTAATATCTACTTTCATATTTTATTTTAAAAATTAAGTAAATACGTTATTGTATAAAACAAAAAAAGCAACCATTTCTGATTGCTTTAATTTAGTTAATTACCACCACTAAGCGTGTAATTGGGTGGACTGCTGAACTCACGCCCTATTAACTATCAAACTAACTTTAAATTTAATACTTCATACAATTCAAATACTTTATTTGTTAAAGTTTCGTCTTGTTTATATTTATCGTTTCCTATTTTCTTTGCACCATTTACGTTTATTTCTATTTTAACGTAATTGATTTTTCGTTTGCCTACAAAATAAACATCGTCTATCACTATTGGATAAATAGTTATTCCGTTATTTAGACAATTCTTTATCGCTTTTAAGCTCACGGTAGATTAAATAAAAGGTTAATAATGCAAAAGCTATTTGAACTAAATAATCGTTACTTGCCATTGCTACTGATGCTGATAATACTCCTGATACTGTTCTCATAATTTCTAATTGTTATTGTTTGATGGTGTAAAATTATACAAAGTTCTTAACACACAAAACTTTTTATAAACTTTAACAAAACTTTAACATTTGGAACAAATGAAAAAACATTTATACTTGTACCATATAAGCAACATTCTGCTTAGCTACTTCGTACATAGCTTTCATTTTCTTTATTTCACCTACGTTACGTGGCATACCTATTTGCACATTGTTATTCGTTACCAAATAAATGTAACATTCAATAGTGGCTATGATTTCTCCGTATGTCATTTTTTATTTGCGTTGCAAATTAATAAATATAATAGTTCCCTTTGTGTGGGTTTTCTAATTGTGAAGTAAACGCATAACGTGCAGCATCTATTGCGTGATTGAAAGCATCAATAGGTTTATTCAACGTGTTGCCTTCTTTATCTTGCATCCAAATATAACTTCTTAATTCTTTAATCAAGTTCTTGCTTCTACTTGTTACATATATCTTATTTTGGTTTATAAGATTAATACCATATACAACTGAATCACGCCCTTTAGTTACAGGTAATATCATATGACCATACGAACTTAACTCTGCTATTGATTTAGGCTCGGCACTATCAGCGTAAATAATATCGGTTATATTGTTTCCTTTTATAATACCGCTTATATCACTATTCAATAAACCTTTTTGGTAAATCAATTCGTCAAATATGTAAGCATCGTTGTACTTGTACAAAGCTATTAATGAAGTCGGGTCTACTGAATATCCAAAGTCCATACCATAGCATAATAACCTTGCTTCTGTAGGTAAATCTATTTCACTCCATTGTGGAATACAAGCACCCTCTAAACGACCAACTTGTCCAAGTCCATATACTTGCCACCAATTAGCCCAATACTCACTGTCAACACCTTTAACTTTTGCTAACTCAATTTCTTTTACTATTGATTGTGGTAACGCTTCGTTGTCTTTGTAAGTAAGTACTATCAATTCGGAATCTTCGTCCTTTAAAACCTCTCTATGTACCCAAAATTCATTAGTAGGGTTATAGTCCAACCATATATCGCCACTTGTACGAATTGCTAATTGATTGTATGCTTCAAATGGTACGTTGTTACATTCGTTTATATAAAGTATATTACGTCTTGCACCTCTTAATTTATCGGGTTGGTCTACACTAAAGAACTCAATATAACTTCCGTTTGCAAATGTGTATTTTAATGTTGACTTGTTAAACTGTATATCTCTATACCTGTTTGTCATCATCATTATTTTTAAGAAGTCTTTTAAAGCACCTCTGCGTAAATGTGGTATTGATTCTGATACTACACTAATTTCCAACAAAGGTTCTCTAATTGCTTTATCAATAAGTATAGGCAGAACACCAAAAGTTTTACCTGCTGATGTTCCACCCTGTACAATACGTTTACGCTTCTTTAAACGCAGCATCTTCTTGATTGCAGTAGTAACTACAAATTCACTCATAAAAGTGTCTTAAATGGCTTATAAATCGCTTATATTAAATAGTGGTTGTTCACTATTCAAAGTTATATCTTTTGTTTCTCGTGGTTTACCTGCGTAGTAATTGTAAAACAACTGAACAAATTTAAAGTCTCCATTGTCTAAACCTTTCTTTAATGCTTCAAATGCTTTTGGCTCTAATGGTTTTAACTTTTCAATCATTGCAACCTCTTCAGCTTTAGATGGTCTACCTGCACCTTCTCTAATACCGCCTCTTTTATTTTCCATTTGATATAATTTGTTTATTCATTTTAAAAATAATAGGTTTTACTTATTGTTAATCTTCTACTTCCCAATAGTAATCGCATTGTTCATCTTCAATAGGTGATTCAATAAAATAAGATTGTCTTATACTTGGTTCAGCTTTATATCTATAACAGGTTGATTTCAATTCACAACCTTGTCCGTTGCACATTGTTATATCAGGCATATCTTTAAT